TCTTACTCCAATATTCATCAATATAATCTTGAACATCATTTGAACCTGAAACTTTTGGACCACCATATCCAGATTGTCCAAGTGCCTGAGTCATTTCTGGATATCTTTCCAAGAGGCAAGCAACTACTCCAGTAACCTGTGGACAAGACATACTGGTTCCATTGAGTTTAAGTCTTTTATATGCTGAATTTCTTGGATCTGGTACACCACTATTCAATCCAGATGATTGAATATTCGTTCCTGGTCCATATACACCAACGGCAGGTCCACAATCACTGAACGATCTTTTAGCATCAACAACTGCAGAGTTTGTTGCACCAACAATGATTGTAGTTCCACTAGTTGCTACATAATTTCCCGTATGATATGGAGTACCAAATCTATATGCACCACCAAAAGAGGTTGTATACCCACCATATTGATTATTATAATCTGGATCACCCTGTTTGACTATTTTATATTTTGAATTTCCTGCAGAACTAAACACAAGTACTCCTGCAGTTAAACAATCTACTATTGCTGCTCGTCCACTGTTACTAGAGGCACCTATTTTTACAATTCCTGCACCAAAGGCTCCACCAGACGTGGTAAAGTCCATTACACCATACTGTTCTAACTGAGCATCTGTCAGTGGTCCTTCAATTCTGGTTCCTTCATGATCTATAAAATCAACTTTATTTGGATCAGTTTCTGATTGTGGAGATCGTGATCTAGTAAATACTGATCCCCAACTATTATTAATAATTGTAGGATTTTGTTTACCAGTTTTTGGATTAACTGGTTTGTTTAAGTGGAATTGTAAAATATATTCATACGTATCCGCTCCACTTGGGTCTGGATTGGTATTATTTACACCATCTCCTCCAAATGGACTGAAGTTGTAAATATTAGCACCTCTTGCCCAACCCTGAGTATTTCCTGCAACAGTTCCTGCAACATGATTACCATGATTGTCTGACGGAATTAGATTATAATCGTAAGTGCCCGCAGATCCGCCAGTGACTTGTGGATTATGTTGAAACCAATTATATTGAATTACTCTAGAACCACCAGTTCCATCTGAATTAACTGCAAATTCTGGATCATTTGGATCTATAATAGTATCTACGATTACAACATCAACATTTCTTCCAGTCTGAGTTACAGTTGCAATACCTGCTTGTGTTGGAATACCGTCAGCACCCCAAGCATATCTATTTTCTCCCTCAGTACATCTCAAGAGACCCCAATTTATATGGGATGAATCGTTTCCTGCTCCTTTATTAAAGAAATCTGATTGCTGCTCATAAAATGGAGTCTTTATCTGTTCATCTAAAATTTGTTTACAATCTATTCCTTCCACTCTATCATCATTTAGAAGTACTTCCACCTCTTCTTGATTGAGCATGTAATGTGTACTTCTGCTTGCAGGTTTTCTTTTACAACATTCTACAGATCTTTCTGGAACGGTGGATGTTCCACCAGAAGTCTCTAAGTCATCATATAATGACTGGAGACAATGTTGATCTTTAGTGACTACAATATATTCTTCCATCAGGTTTCTAATTGAAGGATAGTTAAAGTTGCTGTAATATTCTGTGTACTTCCGCTCTTATTAACTACTTTAGCGTAAATTGTAGTTGTGACAGGATTATCATCATTAAATCCAATAGTTGCCGGAGTAATTAATTGAGTTTGTGCTCCAGTTGTAATAACTTCAGCAATGACACCAGAACCGTTTGCTGGGTCTGTGTTTATATTTCTACTTGCATCTGCCGTTCTTGTTGAAGTATTGGTATATAGAGTTACCCAGGCAGCGGCAGAAGTTTGAACTTTATAAAGTGTATATGATTTAAATCCAGCAAACTGAATATTTGCTGCTGCATCATCTGCAATTGAACCTGTTGTCTGTGAAATATCAGTTCTTACTCCAAGTTGATTACTACCAACAAATGTAGAAGTTACTGTACAGATTCCTGTTGGAGTAATTGAAGATACGTCGAGATAATCTCCAAAATTGATAATTCTCGCTGTACCAATTCCAGTTCCATTATCTTGAAGAGTTACATCGGCACCAACACCTGTTAGGTTAGATCCATCACCATAAAGTGATGTTGCAGTAACAATACCTGCAGTAATGATACCAACCTGCATATTTGGACTACCTGCAAAGATGGTAGATCCATTTCCAATAGCATTATAAATTTCTTGAAAATTCTTATTAACCTTATCGGCACCAACAATCAGCGAATCGCCAGTACCATCATTTGGTGTTGTTCCCGTTGATATACCTAGTAGTGCCATTATTTAAACGTACTTTCTTCTATTTATGAATTCTTATCAAACGTCAATTCTTGATCGAATCTTGTAAGTTCAGAATCAAATCTCTCAGAAATTGAATATGAGAAATTATCTGGAACTGTTGTTGTTACATTAACATCAACAGGTTGTGCATTAATTGGTGGTCCATCAATTGTAACTATTGGAGAAGTTCCAAATCCAACACCAGAATCCGTGATGCTAAATCTTATTACACCCAAACCACTGGTTATAAGTTGTGCAGTTGCTGCAGCACCAACACCTCCCCCACCAGTTATGCTAATCGTTGGGGCAACAGTATATCCTGCACCAGCATTAATGATTAAAATTTCTTTTAGAGAAGTTACATTGCCTTTAGTTGTTAAAACACCGACAGCAGATGCATTATCACCAACTTGACCAGTTGGAGAACTAGTTATTCCAATTGTTGGTATTGAAGTATATCCACTACCATCATTGTTTAAGAATATATTTTTGATATATCCACTTGATTGAGTTCCCTGAATAAACGCAACAGCAGTTGCTGTTCTACCAACACCAATTAAATTGAGTGTAGTGATATATCCTTCATCTTGAACTTGAGTATCAATAAAGTCGATTGAAGTATCAATGACTTCATCCTCATATTCAAAGAGTTCACATTTAAGTTGATAAACATAATTTTTTCCTAACTGATAGAAAGGATCTTCATGCTCAACAAACTTAACTTCAAATAATCTTTGTCCGAGTGGGAAGTATATTAAATCACCTTCTCTTGGTCTATGAGATGTTGGAATTTCACTATTATCTGTTCCATCATCAAGACCTGCCATAAATGGCGCAACAAATTCCTCAAATCTTTCTCTTGATATTGTAAGCATCAGTTCATCACGAATACTTACACCAAATTTAGTTAGAATATCTCCAGCACCAGAATATCCATCATAGTTATTAATGTAGGCTTCAATGGTATAATTATCATCAAACTTTGAAGTCTGTACTTCTTCTATTATAGTTTTTCTATTAACAAATTTTCTTGGAATATATGTTACATCTACACCATGAAATTGTAGGTGTTCATTCACTAAATCTTGTATTAGTCTCTGCTCTCCAGCAGTGCCTTGCTGGAAGAAAGGATTAAGTGCCATTATCCAATAAAGTCGAGGGGTGGTAATTCATATTCAGAGATCATTCTTCCTTTAATATCTGCAATTTCTGATTCTGCTTGTTGTAGAATTTCACCTCCATTTAGTTCAATTCCGCCAGGAAGTTTAACACCTCTGAACTTACTGAGATTTCTACCCCACTGTCTCTTTATAAGTGCAGTAAGATACATCTTTACCCAACTATCATTAAAGATTTGGGTGAATGCCGCAGGATCTAATGCTCTATAACATTCAAGTATAATAAATTCTCCCGCAGGTTGAGAACCCCAATCAATATCTAGATATAATCTATCTTGTCTTTTATTAAATCTTATTTGCTTATCTGGAGTCAATAAGAAGTCAATATCTTCAAGATAACTCTTAGTCATTGCATATTGAAGAAGTTCAACTGAATTGAAATGGTAAAGATCATTCAAGAATAGTTGATACTTAATACTGAACATTCCACCAGAAATGGAACTAGAATCAAATTTAAAAATCTTTTCAATTCCAACTACAGATTCTGGAACTTGAATATAGTTCTCAGTTTCATAGAAATTATATGTTCTACTGGAAGTATCGGTAGCAGTTGTTTGTACAATTCCTGTACCAGTAGTTCCTTTTGCTGTACCTCTAGTTACATCATCTTCAGTGATTTTGTACTTAAGATACATCTTTTCAACACCATCAAAATGGCGCTCATTAAAATATTGAATAGCATCATCAACTAGATCATCAATTTGATCGTCGTCTACATTAATCTCAAGGACTGGAGCACCAAGTTGACGTAAACAATAGTCTATGAGTCCTTGTCTAGATGATGGTTTTGCCATATTAACCTTCTAATTGTGCCTTAAGATCCGCGTTTTCTTCAAGTAGTGCATCCAGTTGTTCCTTAAAATCTTGAGACATAGTTGCTAACTTTGCCTCAAGAAGAACATTTTGATTTGATACTGCTGCTAATTTAGAATTGTATATTTTAATCAGAAGATTAACATCCACTTCACTTTGATTTTCCATTAGTTACCTCAGAATGTGCCCCCGTCAAGCGTTGAAGTCCAGTGGGGCTTATTAGTATATATTACGCTAACTGTGTTGGGAACTGAAGCAAGATTTTGAATCGCTCCAGAAACACCCTCTCTTCTTAGATTGGCAGAAGTGTTAAATATTCCTTCAACACCAATAATATTGACAGAGGTTGAACCACTAACACCAGTTTCAACAACACCGTAGGCACCAGTTGTATCTTGTCTAATAATATCACCTGCAGAAGCAGTAATTGCTACAGTTAGTGCGAGAGTATTTTTAGTGATAGCAGTTAAGACCTGCTTAGATGTAACTACAGGAGTTGCAGGTGCGTTAGTAGATCTTTGAAGACCAGTGTCATCAAAGTAGACAACACCACCAGTAGAATAATCACCAGATTGGTAATAGATACCTTTAATATCAAGGAAACCTTTGGTTCCTGCAACAACGCTATTAGTGATAGTAGCGTCAGGAACATAGGTCCATCTTCTGCTATCATCTGCGTGAGTTCCATGATTATCAGCATCTGCTGTGCTGACTGCAATAGAACTATCGTCTAAACCGAAGAATCCAGTCTTATTGTTGGAAACTCCAGAACTTGTGTTAAATGCGAAAGAAATACCTCTATCAGTATTGCTGTCGTATCCGTGAGTGATTGTTACTTGATCAGTTGTACTAATACCAGCAGTTGTGGCATTACTAATAGTAATGACCTTGGTACCAGTATTGTAGTTGGTGATAGTTGTACTATTAGCAATACCACCTTGGTCTGCAGTGATGGCATCACCAGTGTTGATACCTACGACAGAATCCAGAGTCAGTGTTGTAGCACCACTATTGGCATTTGCCATAATAGTTCTGGTGCTTGTAGTATCACCAACATGGAGAATTGGATCATTTAAGGTCTTAGAAGTTGAGTTGACTGTTGTAGTCGTACCATCAACTTGAAGATTACCTTTAACAATTACAGTACCTTCATTACTCAGACCATCAGGATATGGATCAATATAGAGAGTGTTAGTTCCACCTGCCATTGTGGAAATGACATTATCTTCAATCTTTACTTGATCAAATAGTGCTGGAAATCCACTAACTTGAATACCAGTATTCCAAGTCCACTGTGCGCCAGTTACTTGAACACGATTTGTTCCATTCTCATCGTACTCAATTCTTGCATCTTTATCATCACCAAATGCTAGGAAGGTATCATCTGGAATATGTACTTCACCAGTTCCATTAGGATCTAACTTAATGTCTCCATCAGTATCTGTAGAGGAAATTACATTTCCATCAATTCTTAAATTATCTACGTTCCATTGGTCAACTTTAAGTGACTCAGCACCTCCCAAACCAGAGTTTGTTGCAGGAACTGTAACAGCAACAACACCCCTGTCTTGGTTTCTGGTGTTTGCACTTGCCTGTCCAGCAATAGCACCTGCAGCGTGCTCCATCATGGAGGTGTAGAAAAATCCCCCAATAGGATTGGCATTTGTGCCATCATCCCCTAGGAAGATCCTATCTTTATATTGATTGGATCCTCCGTAACTACCAATACCGGTTACATAACCATATTCTCCCCATTGTAAAGCAGATGGTTTACTAGTACCTGAGGATCTTTTGATCCTGATAATACTTGCCATGTCAGAAATTTCCTCCGTTGATGTCTAAATTCTGTGTTGCGCCTGGTGTAAGAGTCAACGTTGCTTCCCACTTTTGGATAGAACTGTTATAAACCAGCACCATACCATTTGATAAGTTTTGAGCACTAACATCGCTAAGTTCAGCCAAGGATAAACCCTGGGCACCAGCAAGAGAAGATATTACTTTTACTGCAGGTGTTTGCCCTACCCTGACCTTAATATCAGCCATTTACTATAGAGTTTCAGGATCTAGGAATTATTTATATTCCTAATCGCCCCACTACCTCTTGTTGCTTGAGATATAGTTTTGCGTAGGACTTTGCAATGTCTTTCAACATTTCTCTATCATCACAAGAATCTATCTCTTTTGCTAGTTTTGTATATTCAAAACTTTTAGAAAGATTCTCTAAAACAATTTCATTTGGGTCCATTAGCAATCTCCTTGAGTAAAGACTTAATTTCTTCAATATCCTTTTTAAGTGTATCCAATTCTTCCTTCTGTGTCTGTCTTCTTTTTTTCATTTTAACATATTGATTATAACCGGAACTATCTGTATTAAGGATAGCACCGGTTTCACGATCTCTATAAAGATGTTGTTCACCTTCAACTCTAATTAAATCATCATTTAAATCTTCTTTCATCATGCTAATGCAATTGCTCTAAAGTCCTTCAGTTTAACTGGCATGGATTCATTCTTAGAAGACATAACAACCTTAATTGCAAATGCTTGGAATTCTTCTAGATTATCAACACTGAATTGATATTCTGCGAAGTCATCACCTAGTCCATTTGCAGGAACAAATGCATCTGCTCTTCCACTATTCTTATTAGGATCAATAACACGATCCCCATATCCATCACCATCACTATCAATCAAATTATCATATCCTGGGAAAGGAATGAACTTCTGATCAATTTCTCCAGAATCAACTCTCTTCAATTGATAGAAAACTCTAAAGTCTGCATCATCGGAACGATGTGCTGCAATGAATAATTTAAGACTTGTTGCAGGTTGTGCAAGAGAAACAAATCTGGTTACAAGAACTGCGCCATGGGGATCACCTATCAAGTTATTGGATCTAGCGTCGGATACATAATCATCAATTGGGTCATTGGACTTAAATCTACTGCAGACAAATTCTGCATTAGCAGTGTCCATCATTGGTGAAAGATCTTCATTTTGAGTTGCCATGTCAACTCTTAATGTGAGAGACTTACTACGGGGAAGTGTACTAAGTCTAGCAAGTTCATTAACTCTAGATGCAACTATTCTTGGAGAATCAAATTGAATTGGTTTATGCAAGACTGCAGGTGTGTAACCCATATCTTGGAATGAAACTTCAGATCCACCAGCACTTGTACCAGAAACTGTTCTAACATTGAAAGTTGCAACAGTACCCTTACCTGGTGTGATAATATTGAACTCCGGTGTAAGGACGCTATACTGAGCATTCTGAGAGACTCCAACAGTATCTCCACCAAATCCCTTCTCAGATGTAAAGTTCAACATAGAAGATCCACTACTTCTGATTGTTGGGGACTGTAAACTTCTATCAAATTCTAAGAAGTAGTTGTCGATATCAGAGTTATCTTTACGATAACTTGTTCCTGGAAGATCATGAGATGTATTGATTCTGGTTAGAGATACTCCATTAACTTCATATGCTTGAATTGAATCAGCAGCATTGTGAGTAATCTTGATTGTTCCATCAATAGATCTATTGCTAATAGTCAATGTGCCAGCAGGAGATACTCCAGCAGTAACATTTGTATATTGAATAATCTCATTATTAACAAGAGCATATCCCCTAGCAGTATGAATCCCTTCAAATGTTTGGAATGCAAATGTATTAGCAACAGAAACTACAGTATCTGTAGTACCAAATGTTGCAGTAAGTTCTGTTCTCTTAGTGTCAGGTTCAACATCTTGGATTTCAATTTTATTATTTCCACCATGATGTGCATGATCTTGTTGCTTAATACTGAACACATTGCCGCTAAATCTATCATCAATTAGACTTGAATTACCGTTTACTGCTACATTGGTACCAGCAGCGGTTCTTGTTCCATTTGCAGCGATTGTATAAAGTAAGGTTGTATCGGCAAAGTTTTCACCTTGAACATCATTCAGATAGTAAGAATCTGCCGTTCCAATTGTATCGATTGTAAACTTCGCACCTTGCCCTTTCTTATGTGCATCAGTGGTTCCAATAGTTGATGTATCAATCTCAACCAATTCACCAGCAACATATCCAGAACCATTATTAGTAAGACTTACACCATTAACAATACCATTCGCATCAGTTGTAATTGTTACCTGACCACCAGTACCCTTTCCTGTAAGAGAAATAAGATCACATGTAGTGAGTGAACTGGTTTGACTTGCAAGATATGCAGAACCACCAGTTGCAATGCCGATATTAGATGCAGGTCCACCAATATTTTCAATAAATCCAGTGATACTTGGTTCATTAGCACTCTCACCAATCTTAGTACCGAGAGTTTGTGCTGCACTTGTTAAGTTGCCACCATTACTAATGGGAAGTTTCAATTTTCTTGGAAGTCCTTGAATTGGATTGGTATTCAAGTCGTGTGCATTGTCAGTATCTTTATCAGCACTAACATCAGAGTTATACCAGAGAACAGTTCCTGAGTTGACAAACTTTGCCTTGTAGATCTTAAACGTTAAGTCTTGATATTGACTTGGTGTCCAGATTGTACCATTCTGAGACTTAAAGAGAGATCCACCAATGTATTGTTTAGAAACAACGACATTCTGAACATCAGGAAGAGTAGTTGTTCTGACAGTCTTCTTACCCATAGTTGCTGTCCACATCTCATAACCATCAGATGCTGGAGAGAGAATAACAATAGCATATTCCCTATCACCACCTTCTAGGAATACTGGTGATGGGAAAGTAACGCGAGTCGCAACAGGTTCAAATGGATTTGCTTCATTAACATTAATATCTGCAGGATTCAATGCTACTTCACACCAATCTGCAACTAATTTATCAGTTGGAGTACCGAGTTCCATGGTTCTAAGTTCAATAAAAATCTTAGCGCCAGGATCTTTTCTTGCAAAGAAAAGGTCAACTGCAGTTAAGAAAATACCAGCACCAGGAACTGTAAACGATTGTGCAAGTGGGTCTCTATGAGTAACCTTTTTCTCAACTTGAATTGTACTTTTTTTCCTTTTAGGTTTGGGTGGATTTCTAACGGAAACCCTACTTGTTTCTTGTGTCAGAATTGATCCAGAACCACTAAATGTTCCAACTGCTTCAGAAGCAAATACTGTTGAACCGGGAAGTTCAATTGTATTTGGTGGAAGTGCAGTAACTTTTACAGTTTTAGTTCCCGATTTAACTCTAACAGCAGGTTGTGGTTTACTATTGGGATTTCTGAAGTAGAATGCTCCAATAATATCACCCCAATTATCAGAAATTAACTCTGCTCTAGTGATTGTAGCAACAGCACCAGATTCTCTTCCTATAACTTTAAATCCTTTTTCAACATAACCATAATCTTTTTCACTAATAGCAAGAACTCTTACACCAAAATTAATAAGTTTTGATGTTGGAGAGTAACTATCACCAGGAGCTGGTCTGTTTCTATCATAAGGATCGACAGTATATTTTTCAACATAAACTGCAGGTGAACCTAATCCAGCAGCAATATCTGGTCTGTTCTTATCACCAAACTTGTGATTTGGTCTTTGAACTCTAATATTGCCAACTCTGCGATTGTTGGTATCTAAAATAAATGCACGTTCAAATACTTTAAAAGTACCTGATTGCATCTGAATTTCACATACTTTTGGACAGATATCTACTTGTTGACTATCGAGATACTTATAATGTTTAGTATATGGTCTTAAACCATTAGCAGCAAAATATACGTTTCTAGAACGCATCCATGGATCTGCCTCACCACTGACTTTTACATTTTCAACATAGTTGAATTCTCTTGCAGGACCAGTGAGTTTTCTCTTAAATTTAGTCTTGGTTGTAATTGTGGTGGTTACATAAGACCTCTTTTTCTTCTCACCTCTACCACCGCCTTTTTTATAAGTTTCAGTAGTTACTTTTCTATCAGTATTTTTAGTAACTTTTGCTTGATGTTTCCATTTAGCACCAGTAGATTCTGTTCTATGGTCATCAATATAAATTGTTCTTACCCAGTTATCGGAAGGAGGATCTAATATGACACCACCAACAAATGCAACAACGTTAAATGGATTTACATTCTCTACATTAGTTGCATGTGGTTGATTTAAGAACTCAACATTATCATACTTAAGTGTGATAACATCACCAGATTTTTGGCAGTTGGGATCTTGAAGTTTTAAGTTTTGAGTAAGATCTGCTTGTTCTACATCAATACCTGGATCAAATGCCAATTCTGCATGGATGGACCAGTTATCTGTTGGTGGAACAACAGTTGCATTTTCAGTATCAATATCAACTGTTGAGAGTGTAGGATCTAAAAGACTTTCATCTCTAAAATCTGAAACTACAAATCCACTCTTAAATCTTGAGAATCCTTCAGCATCAGTAACTTCAGTTGTTTTGGCACTCAACTCAAGCATAGTGAGACTTGTCAATTCCTCTAATGTTTCAATTCTATTTTCAAGTTTTCCGATGTCACGCATCGTGAATCTTCTATTATCTCTATGGAAGATCTTAGGTTCTGTTGCCGCATTGTAAAGATATGCAGGGTAAGAAATCTGAGCAATTTCCATTGCATCATCTGCAAGAACTGGTGCTTGTGGTACGTCTGCTGCTTCCCCAGAAACAACTTCAACTTCACCAAGACGATTGATGGTAACTAAGTCAATTCTTGGTAAGTAATAACTATAACCTACATGTGTTACTTCATCTGGAGAGATGATATATCTGTATGTGGATTCATATTGTCTAGATGAAAACGCAAATGGTGACGATGTAGTTGTAGAATCGAATGCAGATACTCTTGGTCTAAAATCAATTATATCTGATGCACCCAATCCACTTGGAAGATTGGGGAGATCACTCTTATATCTGTCAGCAGAGTATGAATTTACTGTGAAGAAATCTCCATTGTCTCCAGGACTAATTTTATAGCAATCATAAACTACAAGCAGTTGCTTATCTGGAGTTGGACTTGCAGGTCTTCTAATAATTCTAGAATAGTCTACAAAGTCATTTCTATCTCCACTATCTAATCTATAATTAGCAGTAAGATCAACATAACTACCCTTAACAGTCTTTTGGATAACTGCTTCAATAGCAGAGTCTTTAAATTTGACAGTTTCACCAACACGGAAATTATTAGTATTTCTAGGAATATAGAAAATCTCAGTTGCAGTTCTACTAACAACTTGTCCTACTGCTCTACCTTCTTGACCTACAATCTTTTCACCGACAATTGCATTTTGATCTAATGCAAGACCTGTAGCAAAGACTAACTTATCTAAAACAGGTGCATTTTCATCTGTAGACTCTAAGATTGCACGTACATTTGCAACATCGGGAACATTTAGTGATATCTCCCCATCTTCAATTCTCAATCCATAATACTTACTTGCAGTAAGACCATTTAGTGCAGATGTTTTCTGAGTTCTTGTAATTGCAATCTGTTCACTTCTAATATAACTTTTACCCTTACTTGTAAGTGATCTCTTAGTAAGAGTTACATTTACAGTTGCATTGCTACCAGAAGCAGTTCCCAATCCATTTAATATAATGCTTCCACCATTACTTCCCAATGTGAACTGATCGGAGGTGAGTGGTTCGATACTACCATCAGCATATGTGAGACTGTATCTTTCTGCATCAAATGCTTCATAATATGCACTTGTAATGCCAGAATTGACATCAAGTGCAGCATCAATATCTAATTCAATTTTATTTCCACTAAAACTCGAAACAGGTACTTGCTTGGAAATAGTTAAGTCAGAAGTTCCAAGATCTACTGATGCAATATTATTTACAGGTAATGGAGAATAAAGACCAGGAGATACATTAGAATTAATTTTTGCACACATTACATTGAATGTGAACTGTCCTGTATTGGCACCATGGGTTGCATGATTTACACCAGGAACAGCAAACGGTGCTACTGTAAGATCAATAGAGAGACCACTAGATGCAATATTAGATACGTATGAATAAACTGGTTGAGCATTACCATTCTGATATTTAATATATCTTCCTTCCTTAATACCAGTTACACCAGCAAAGAATCTTCCTGCAATAGTTGCTGCCTTAGTAGTTCCCGATCCAGATAAGGTTAATTGATCAGTCTTAGAGAACTGAGGCATCTCCTTAGGATACAATACAGTATCCGCAACAAAGTTTGGAGTTCCTGCACGACCATTCAAAGATGAAACATCTTGGAATACTGAATGGATATCTTCTACACTATAAACTTCTATATCTTTAATACCAGTTTGGAATTTAACTTCCTCATTGATCATTACTTGCTCACCAACAAGGAAATTTCCTGCAGTTTGTGAGAGAAAATATTCATTGCTACTTGAAGAATGTAAATATCCTGTGGCACCACTAGATAAACCTCTTACAAAGGATGTGAGTGGAACATCAGTTTGATTGTATGTATTTCCTAAAGTTAATTTAGTAAATGTTTGAATGTCATACAGATATAAATCAAATTGAGTTGCAGCATTTTTATAACTATCATCAGTCAATCCAAACCAATATACTCTAGCCTCACCAATTTGAACTCCGAGTCCTGCATTATTGGCATCAGTAATATTAGTTGTATTTGTATTATTTCTTCTATTAAAGTGAAGTTGAACAACGTTATTATTGGTAGATCCAGCACCACCTGCATCAGTATCACCAATATTTAAATATGGAGTTCCTGCAACGTTATTAACTTTCAGTTGTCCACCCATACTAAAGTTAACAACTGAATTGTTAATTCTCTTAGTTGTTCTTGGTTTTTTAACGTCAAGGACAGTTGCACTAATGAGATCTACATCATATCCTTTGACATATGCAGTTCCTGCAGAAACTTTTACTGCTAGGTTAGTATCAACAGGCGTATTACCTTCATCAGTTACTTCATCTTCTCTGAAGATACCGCCGTTACCAACTTCATCGTTGAGAGAATCTTCAGTTTCAACAATAAAATTCTCTACAGCATAATTTCCAGACTCATCAAAGGTTCTCTTTGCAAAATAATCTTTAATTAAATTATACTGAGAAGCATTTTGAATTTTTCTAATTTTACCTTCATCAACTCTAACTAATTCAATAAAGTTAGTGTCATCGTTATCAGTAAGTTGCTTTTTAGCTAACTTAGTACTAATTTTTAAACGATCTGCTCCTGGAGCAGCATAGTTTGTAAATCCTTTTGCATTATCATTCAGATTTTCATCTTGATCTGCATTTACAATTTCTTCAACAACATCAAATCCAACTCTAAATGATGGTTCATTATCATAAGGATCAAGAACAATTTGTGCATTAGGAACATCTACAAAGTGTCCCCTGATGAAATATACACCCTCTGCTACACCTACAGCATATCCTGTTAATGCTGCATTAGTTGATGTTAATGTAAGAATAGTATCACCAATTACAAGTGTAGTATTACCGTAAGTTACATTTTTCTCTAAACGTAAAACCTCACCATCAAAGAATTCTACTGTTGATGAATCATTAGCAGCATCTTTATACTTTACAAATAAAGTAACTTCTTCTACATCAAGTTCGGGTGGAAGAAGATATCCTTTTATTTTACCTACAACCTCAGAAGTTTCACCAATTACTTGTGCTCCCTTCCCACCATCCGCTGCAACAAGCGCATCAAGATAAACCGATACATCAATGCCAAGATGTGTTGGATTTACTTTGATTGTTGTGAATGCATTATCACATGTAATTCCACCAGGAATTACCATAGAACCTTCTTTGAACACATGTGTTCCAAAGGATTCTACCTGATTCTGCAAGATAGTTTGAAGACCAGTAAGTTCTCTTGCCTGAACAGGATATCCAGGTTTGAAAAGTACCTTATAAAAATTATCTAACTTATCAAAGTCATCATAATATGGATTTACGTTGAGGTTCGTCTTTTGTGGCATTTTTTAGAATTCCAGTATAATTTTGATGTCTTCTTTTTGGCGTGGGTTCCTAGCAATAGATGCCCTATTGTCGAGGTAGATAATCTCCCCCGAACCTTTATTTATTTCAGGTATCGACAACCCCTGAACATAATTAACTCCCAGATTATATAATTTATTTCCAACTGGGTTAGTAGTGATACCAGCAAAGTTTTGATCAATAGATCCAGCAAATCCAGATGTTTCACCTGTAATTTGATTTGCTGATGATTCAAAGGAGTAATTTCTACCTTCAGTAGAAATTCCTGGATAATCTGTGGTATCTTTGGTAGTACTATTAAAGTACAGTGATCTATCTTGAAAATACTTTAAGACCTTAGTCTCATCTTCCCAAGAAGCAACATATCCAACTGCTTTACTACCATTAGCAAGATTTTGTATAATTCTTTCACCAACTTTAGGTTGACCGCTTACGCCACCTTGCAGAATACTAAACTTAAATGAATCAAGAGAACTATATGTAGGTTCTGTATATGTATTAGCAGTTCCAACAGAAGTTGGATTCTTTACAATAGAAACCTGTGAGAATATAGTATTTGTTGGAAAGTCATCTGCTCCATCAAATCTTGCATAAACAAGAACTTTATCAGTTCCCATTTCAGAATAGATGTTATATCCATGCCCCCTTGCTGGTGGAATGATTGGAATTAACTTTGCAAGACTTCCTGTAGCACTTGAATTAATACTGCCAAGATCTACCATTGCATAAGAATATCCCTTTCCACCAGATGTAACAACACAATCTGTAATTACACCATTGACAACATTAACTCTTACCATTCCACCAGATCCATCACCAATGATAGGTAATTCCTGATTCAGACCATTTGCATAGTTGCCACCACCATCTTCAATATAAATTGTTTTTATCTGGTTTTCATTGACAGTGGAGTCTCCTGCCTCTCTAACTGACCTAATCTGTGCATCATTAGTAGTCAACCAATCATTAGGAACTGTAATATAGTCAGTAGAGTCAAACTTAATGATATCACTTGGACTTACTGTGAATAGATATTTCCATATGTATCCATCACCACTATCACCTGCTCTAGATGGTTCTAAATCAGTAAAGGTTGGTTGATCTTGTGATACATTACCCTTGAAGTTTGCAGTGCCTCTAGCACCACTACCACCATTATCAATACAGATATAAACTCTGAAGTCAGAGTTCATTACATAAAAGTTAGAATCAAATAATCTAGAAGAATTTGAGATTGGGGATGGATTTGAAACACTATAGTCATGACGATAAATTTCATATCGCGTTCCAGCAACCCAATCAATTCTTCTGATTAGTCTCCTAACATTTGTCTTCGTAATTTTTTTACCAAACATAGAAACATCACCAACATGCTTCTGATACGCTAAGTTATCAGTAGGAGCTGGTGGGTAAGTATTCCATGTTTGATCCCTACCGAAGGTTGTTCCAACGGGATTGGGCAAACCTACCTGAACATAGTAAGAATTTCCATCAGCCTCGATAGACTCTACGAAATTATTAGCATTTAGGATTCTAAATTGATCAGTAACAAGTGCCGACATTGTTATCTTTTTTTATATATTTATATTGGGTTATCAGGGGTAGAAGATTAAGTTGTTATCAACGTAAAGATCATTAGATGAATTTGAAGCGCGTGGCTTGTTAGCAAGAACTGCTCCAGTATTAAATTCGCCAAAATCACCCCTTCTCTGGATAGTTGGGAATGTAGTTAATCCAGAGTTGGTTGTATATCCAGTAACACCTATAGCAAGTGGATTTACTCTTGCATTGAAGTTATATATTCTACCCCAAGAAATATAACCAAGTGCTGTAGTAAGACCTGCATTATTATCATCCCAATTACCAGTTGCAGCAATACCTGCAAGATTGGAACCGCTATGCACATTACAGATAATCTCACCAGGTGCTGTTCCCGTACTAGTAGCAGAGTCAACAATGTAAATATTATCAAGGTGTGTTGTTCCAATTCCAACAACATCATTATCAGAACTATAGATGGATGTCACACCACTACCAAGAACAGTATCAAAGATATAGACTGGATAACCTGCAACCAATGCTTGTACATTTGAAGCATTATCTGTCTCACCCTCACGGAGATAATCTCTAAATCCGTTGTACATGAATTTAATAGCAGTTTCGCCATTAGAACCTGTTGCTGGTGCAATACCAGTAATAATTCCAGCAAATCCTTGTACATTTAGAGAGTTGAATACTGATTGTGTTGTAGCAGATGGGACTTCAATAATGCTATTGGGTGGATTTGTTGATGTGTATCCAAATCCAGGATCAGTAATTGTTACAGAAGCAATTGTTCCACCAGCAGAAATTGTTGCAGTTGCTATTGCGGTTGTACCAATACCAACACCAATATGCTTAGGTGCGGCAATTGCAACTGGTAGAGATGATCCACTATATCCAAGACCAGGATTTGTAACTGTGATTCCATTTACTGTTCCACCAGCAGAAACTGATACTGAGAATTCGGCAGATTGTGGATCTGCTTCACCATCAACAATAAATGCATCAAATGTAAATGTATTCTGCTTATAACCATAAGCAATTTCATCAAAGTCAAAGAACTGTGCATTATCTACAAAGATCTCAGTTGAATCAGTTTCAATATTTCCAATAACCTTGGCAGTTGGAAAGATTAATGGTTCCAGAATAGGTCTTGTCTTTGGAACAATATCTCCATTAATAAACTTATCATTCTTTTGTTTAATCCAATCAAATGGTCTAAAGGTATTTGAATCAATACCTGGACCAATATACGTTGGAGTTTCTAGAGTATCGGATCCAACAATCTCTCTAATAGTTCTATTAGTAAGATGATCAACAGTAGATGCAAAGTCAGGATGTTTTTTAACAAATAGATCATCACCAACTTTAAGTGATTCTTTAACGGTGGTTATACCAACATCAACTCCTTGTGTACCAACATAGAAGAAAATATCAACTCTATCGTTAATCCTAGGTGGTCTTGAGAAGATGAATGATGTGCCCCCATCAAATGAATATGAATATCCAGGAGTTTGAATAACACCATTGATGAAAATAATCAAGACCGCATCAAGATTGATTGCACTAGAAAGATCACTTGCTGGATCAAGTTCAAAACTTAGCAGATTATTTTCATAGTAAATTGGGAATCTAGTTCTAGTTCCATCTTGATATGCAGCGATGCTATCAATATAATCCATTTCACCAAATGACCATGCTGAGAAGAAATCATTGAAAGTTTGAGTAATTTCAATCTTAAAGTCTTCTATTGGTTCAGTAAATCCTTTAGCAGTTACAAGACCAACAACTTTAACAACATCACCAGATGCAAATGCATAACCATTTCTAACAACTTTAAAGTTGGAAACATTATACAGTGCTCCAGGTGCAATTGTTCTGGTTGGAACAGTTCCAATATTAGGGTCAACTGCTTGCGTAACAATACCAACAAGAGTGTGGATTGCCGAAGCAACATTTGCACAAGTTGGATTGTTAGAATCAATAGTGATAGTAACATCCTTAAATTGTGTAAGTGCTGTATAACCACCTGTTGTGATGGTTTCATTTCTCATGGCTTGAACTGCCATCTCTTTTGCTTGACCAAATGCATAGATTGTTTGATCTTCTTCACCCTGGACATGTGCTCCAGTAATGTAAAGATTAGCAGCATCTACTGTAAGGTCATTTCCACCAAACTTAAGGTTGTATGCCATTGCCTCAAGGACATCAACAATATCATCCTTACAATCGCGAGATGTTGTTCCTGATGGAGGAGTATATGATGGGAATTGTGCCAACATTCTTCCATAAGCAATTTCAGCGATGAAGTTAAGATTTGCTTCAATTAGATTCGATGCATCAAAGAATCTATCACCAGTTTTGTTTTCAGTTGTTTGTCCAATTTCAAGATTAACTAAAAGATTTCTACCACAATCGGTGGTTGTACCAATTCCAAGTCTAGAGACACCAACAACTTCCATATTCTCATAATTTGGTTCTGGTACAATAATTTGGGGATTAATATATCCAGTTCCAGCATTATCAATTGAGAATGCGAGAGTTCCACCAGCACCAACTTGTGCAGAAACTACTGCACCATATCCACCACCACCACCTCTACCAACATTTACAGTGATAGTATCGCTTGTAACTGCTGTGATTGTGGTGCTTACACCTGAAACAGGATCAGTAGATCTTGGATAAGGTTGCTCAGTGAAGAAACTATCATCTTCACATCTAAAGAAAATACTACCATCAGTAATTGTAACAGTATTAGATACGGTTAATCCATGATCAGGAATCGTAATTTGTAAAACACCGTTGTGTGGAATATACGATGCATCTGTTACTGTATGTGTTGTACTAGTATTATCAGTTACTCCATTCACCAGTGCTCTTGAGAATCTATGCTCATACTCAATATCAGTAACTCCAATAGCAACTGGATTTCTGTATCCAGATCCAGTATTGCATTTGAAGTGCTCATTTATAGTTCCACCACTAACATAGAAATGATCAACTGTGCTTGGACCAACTACAACATTGAGTTTAGTTCTATCAATAATGTTAAAGATTTCTATTGGACGATTATGACTTGGGAAAGTGGATACTCCACTATTAACTGAAGATGTAAATCCAAGACCGATGAGTCTTACACTATCACCACCTTTGAGGTAATGTGGACTGGAAGTTTCAATCTCCATAATTCCAGAATTTCTATCATAATCTGCAGTGCTGATTGCAACTGGATTGAGATATGTATTAATACCAACGATCTCTGCCAATTCACCAGAACTATTTTTCTTAGCAATAACCTGTGCTCCAACAAGTGGTGCATACCCAAGACCTGGAGTAGAACCAAGAGATACTATTAAACCACCTCTTGGAATCTGATTCTGGTTTATATCAAACTCAGACTCAATCTGACTACCATCAGTTGAAGTAATACCAGTAAAGATAACACTTGAAATTCCATTGGTACTGTCATTTTGGAAAATATAATTTTGACCAACATTATTTTCAGTTGTTGGAGTTTGGAATACTCCATTAATGAAGAGAATACCATTACCTGGTTGAATACCAACAGTATTAATACCACTAATCTTATTAGTATATGTTTTAGCAATACCTGTGAAAGAATCTGAGATATCATCAAAGATCATATTGGTAGAATAATCTTGTCTCAAGAATGTTCTTCCCGAAAACTCTGCAGTTACATATGGAAGATTAGATTCATTTCTTCTTGCTCTAGAATTACCCTTAGGTGGATCAATGAAGTGAACCTTATTTTTAACAATGTTAATAGATCCTCTGTAGATTCTTGCTTCAGCACCATCAGTGTGTGATGTTACACTAGATCCAACTGCCCCTCTTTCAACCGATATAGTTGAGAATGTTGCTGCGGTACCTGCTGCAATAACTCCATTGATTGGTCCTAAAAGTTGTCCTCCAGCATTAGTACTAAATCCAACTTCAATAACCTTCATATACTCATCATCAATTCTGATGAGATCTCTTGATTGAACTGAAGCAATACCAGAAAGATTGAAGGTATTAATTCCAACACTAATTGATCCACTGTTATGAAGAAGTGTATGAGCAATAGGTGTAAAGTTAATTGGTTGCTGAACAATACCATCAAGACCGATAACAGTCTTAGTAAGTTTCTTGGTAAATTCAAGTTCATGAGAATTTCCAAGACCAGCATCAGTAAATGTTACAAAGATTCCTGCCCTTGCATATTCCTCTCTAGTTGCAAGTTTAAATGTGTTTGGAGTAAGAGCAATTGAATAGACTCTCTCAGGAAGTCTATCAGTAACAATACCAAGGTAATTGGCAGTCTGACCAATACCCATAGCAGATGCGCCAACACCAGTGAAAGTAGATACTGGAGTATAAATCAATTCTTCACCAGTATTAAAGAAGTGATCCTTCATTTGAATTACACCAGTGGCGTAATTTACAATTATTTCTGATGCAGGATTTCCACTAGTAACGTTAGGATCAAACTTCTTGACATAAATGGGTTTACCTTCATGAGTTATATCAAAACTTGTTCTATTTGCTCTGAGACCATTTAGACCATCATATGCTGTCAATAGAAGATTCTGATCAATCGGACCATACTCAAGAGGTCTTGTTTGATTATCGAAGTCCATATCTCTGTAGAAGACTTCATTAAGTGCTTGAGTCTCTACATTTTGATATCCAGCATCTGGGTGGAAGTTAAGATAGAAATTAGTTCCACTTACTTCACCACTAAATGTGCCAAGACCAGTTGTGTTATTGACAGGTGCAAATGGTCCAGGAACAACTGTTGTGAAGTTTTCTTCATCATTAGCAAGAATTGCAATCTGATGGACTGCAGATGATTGACCTGCAGAAACACGAACTATTGATGCAGAAGATGATACAGATTCAATATCAAACTGTGCTACTCTAATTGTAGATGTTCCTACGTTGTTGACAGATTCTAAACGAGCACTAATTTCAGTTCCAGCAGGTTGTCTATTAACCAAGAATCTATAAGTTCCAATACCTGAAGCGGTGGTTCCAAATCCAACAATATTAGAGCGTACATCATAGGATATTGTTGTAGAGACACCAGTATTACTTGCTGTCAGTGAGATTACATTAGCAGAAGAATCATACTCAGTATTCAATACACCAGTTTGAACTGCACTATAAGATTGAGTTGTTGTATCGAAGTAGTATTCACTGAGGTAAGTATTTGATCCATCAAAGTCTATAACTGCCTCAACATAATTTGCATCTTCTCTATGCAATGCATCAATAATTTCAATAGAGGCAAATGCAGCATTGAAATCGTTAGCATCAAATGTTGCAATGGTCTTAGTGCTTGATGCAGTACCAACACTAGTAATACCAGAAACAAATGAACCAGTCAGATTAATTGAACCAAAAGATTCAGTTCCAAAACCAGTATTTCCTGATGGTAATGATTCAAATTGGAATTTTCTCTTTAGAATCTTAATATCATGGTCAGTATTGTATGGATCTACTGGGGTGAAGATTAATGTCTTCCTTCCCTTAGAATCAATATCGGTGGAGAAGTTGCCTAACTTTCTATCAGAGAATGATGTATTTTTTTCAAAGAGGAAAGCATTAGTTCCATCACCATTAGACTGATAGATCAATTCTGACAACTGAACTGCGTCAGTATCTGGATCAACAATCTGAATTAAATATCTTACATGATTTTCAGATTCTCCAATAACTTCAATTTCAGAGAATAAATCTTGGAATCCTCTACTAGAGAATTTATTACTAATATCATCATGAATCAGAACTCTATTTGTTCTACATTCAGTGAAACTTGCAAGTTTAGTATTTTCAATCTGTAATTGATTGGACTGTAAGAATGAACCGAATTGACTATTGAGAGGATCTACGTCAATCGCATTATCAAAGTTATTGATAATATCAACCCTACGTTCATTAATAATATCAAGAACAACAATAGCAACCGATTGTAAAGTGGTTCCAATACCTACAGCAGGTGCAGAAGATGTTATACCAACATCAGCAAAGTTCTTCATACCTGCTGGATGAATTATACTATTAACAGGACTTGAGAATTCATTCCATGTAATAGGACTTTGAACAGAGTATGATAGATTTTGATGATAATCATTATCTGATGTTACCTGAAAATCTTCACTAATCTTTCCAATATCATCACGCCATCCAGTATTGACTCTAGATGCATAGTCAATATTAAGTTTAGCTCTTTTAGCAGTAACATCAGTTACATCTGCAACTGTTCCACTAACAACACCTCTAATCTTTGATCCTGCTCTGAGGACATAATTACCATTAACTTTAATATAGTCATCTCTGACCATAGTAACATTGAGATCTGATGGGAAATATCCTGTTCCAACATTAACAGATAGTCCCTCATTTATTACAAATGGTGATCTATCCTGGACAATATTAATGACTGGATAATTTTTCTTGTTTACAATAGTTGCATATCCAGACTGGAATATCTTAGCAAAACCTGGACTTGTTGTAAAACCAATTCCATCATTACCCTCTAAACTGAAAGTTAGAATTGCAGGACTACTATTAATATAATCAATAACCTTAAAGAACTTATATTCATAATCTTCAGAATTATATCCATCACCAGATATTTCCATCTGAACACCTTCAACGAAGATATTATCACCTGGTGCAAATAATGAAGTGGTAAATCCGAGAATTGGTGTTGTAAGAGTGCATGTTGCAATACCTACTTGACTGGTAATCATAGAACTGATACCAACACCATTGGAATTGTTTACTGCAATTAACTTATGAGGTTCGGACTTGAGACCAAAAATTGGACCAAGTTGTTTTGCTTCCGCAATTGCACCATATGGTGCAGTTGCTTCAAACATATCATCATTAACAATTTTCTTATTTGTATCATCCCACAGTATTAGTTTGGGATCACTAAGATAATTTGCACCACCAAATTCAATTTCAATATCTTGAATAATGTCTAAATTATCAATTGAAACGATTGGTGCAACTGATGCTTCAGGTCTTAATGTATTATCTCCACTATAATCATAACCAATGGATCTAAATCTAACTTTCTTAATTCTACCTATAGAGGTTGAAATAGCGACAAGGTTAGCATTTCCACCATCTGTAGATGTAACATCTTTAAATTTGGGAAGTCTATCAAAATTAAATCCTTCAGAAACAAGACTAATTTTTCCAATTGCACCATTAATTGCCGAAGAAGACTTTGTAGAGTATTCTAGTTTTTCACAGTCCTCACTAAGATATGTTAAATTATCAGGTAGTCTAATTGGTGAGAATTTGAATGTAGTTGATCCAATACCAAACACATTGTAAGTTCCATTATATGGACTATCAATAAACTGAATTTCACTAAAGTTATTAACACTATCATCAGCAGTGCTTATATATCCACCCTTTTCTATATTATAGAATAGTTTTGTTGGAATACTTTTAGAATAGTTTAATGTTGATGATGCTTCGCCAGTTGTACCAATACCAACTGTTCCAAATCCAACAACGTTAAATTGTCTACTATCATATGATGAAATATATTCATTAATGAAGTCACTATCAGTATAGATGTTAAACTTATAACCATCCAAAGATTTGTCACTCAAATCAAACTTAAGTGAATTATTTTTTATAACTTCAATTCTTGGATTGACTAGTGAGAAAGTATGATGCGTATCTCCCGTACCAACAATATTGACAGATGTTTCATTATCAGGATTACTATCATAAAGAGTTTCTGCAAGTCTAAACTTACTTCTAGTATCCTCAATTACATAGTATGATCCAGTATGAAGACCTACAGCGACTTCAGAACTTTCATAGTAAACTTTATCTCCTGTTTTATAACCATGATTACTAATCGTAATCTGATTAGTTACAGTGTTAATGTCAGTAGAAGTTATTCCGACTGGATTAATTAAAAGTTTTTTGCTATTTTCATTAAATTTAACTCTAACATGAGTTGATGTTCCGATACCAACAGTACCTTTAGGAACAATATTCATCTTAATCTTATCATTATTGATAAGACCATGAGTTGCAGCACAACTCACTTGAGTTATTAATCTATCAATATCTGCTGTAATTTGTGTTTTAATATTCTCAAGACTATATTGAGCATCATCAGATCCAGATGTGTGGAAATATAACCCTTGACTAGAAGTTGTTAAACCTACGGTGGTTACTAAACCAATATAATTTGGTCCTTTATTGATGATATAAAGTTCACTTTCGAGAGTAGTAGTATTGGGTATAAAGAAATTATTATTGGGTGTATTATCTTCACCAGCAAGAATGGAATTTACACCAGGTTTATTTGATCTTCTCAGTATAACCTTTTCCCCAGATTTAAATGGGTGATCTGGAATATAAATTTGATTGAATGGGATTGATACAGTTTCTGAAACATTTCCAATAGTAAATGTTTTCTGTGTTGAACCACCAGTGGTTGTTCCAATACCAACAGAATGAAGAGCATTAAAAAATACTTTATTAACTCTATCAGATTTGAATTCTTTAGTTTTTACAGGTAAAGTAATTCTATTTGGTTGAAGTCGGAGTTCTGATCCAATAGTATGCCCATAACCAGCAGTTCCAAATCTATGAACTCTCAATACCCCATTATTATAGTTGTTTAGAACTGTAAGAATTTCATTTCCAAATTCAGAACTTACTACTAGTGTACTGCCAACAGAAACAGTATTAAACTTTTTAGAAGTGAAGATATCTTCATATTTTCCACCAGGAGTACTGGTATATGGAATCATAGTACCAGCAAGTCCAATAGTTTCTGAGTTAATTCCTACTTGGAATGCACTATTGAGTGCTGCAAGAGAAGTAGAAAGTCCACTTACAATAACAGTATCTTTATCGTTAAATGGGAAACCCAATCCTTTATCAAGATTATATGCAGAAACCTGTCTATCATTATCCCATTCAAGAATTGATCCATCAAAGGATTCTTTAATTGTACTAATTAAAGTTACGCCAATACCAATCAACTCTGATACAGAACCACGAAGACCAGATCCACCAGATTCAGTTAAGTTAAAATTAACTGTATCATCAATCTGATAACCTTCTCCACCATCAATGACTCTAATCTCATCAACAACTCCTTGAGATACAGCATCAACAATACCTAATTGTTGATACTTTTCATAACTCTCATTCAAGAAATCATAATCTGCACCATCTTTGGAAACATTATACGGAAGAGTATTTCTAACAAGATCAGAATTGTTGAAGTCAAATGATTGATCTAAATTGAAATTATCAGTGATAACCTGAGAATTGTATGTATCACCAATAACATACGGATATACTGGTTCTAGTTCACCAGATGCAGTACTAGTTGTTACTCCAACAAAATATGCATAAACACCATTAGGAAATTCTGGAGTTCTACAATATCTGCCATTATGTCTATCTAAATCTCCTGAACCAGTATATTGATAGTCATCAATAAAGAATCCTGCACTAAGACCCACAGGTCTGTCTATTACACGATTAGACTGTAGTTCATAACTTGGATTAATAATTCTAACACCAGATTGAATATCAACAGGATCAATGTATCCAAATGGACCATAGATTGGATTGCCATCATATGCCCATCCAACGATTGGTGAGTGTGCTCCATTGAACTCTTCAAAATTTGATCCTAAATCTTGAGAATATCCAAAGATACCATAAACAAGACTATCAATCTTGCGGTTCTTATAAAGATTTGAGAATATCTTAGAACTTGAATTACTCCTAGAAGATTCTGCAAATCTAAAAGCATCGTTTACATTCAGTCTTCTAACTCTGGTGTCAAACTTAGCACCATAACCTCTAGATTTTACAAATATTTCAGTTGAATTGGAACTATATCCAATTCCACCATTAAGAACAACCACATCAATAAGTTGTCCATTGTTGATAACTGGCTTCAAAATCGCACCAGTACCAGGGATAGCAGATGTGTCTTCAACAATCAATTCTGGTAATGAAAGGTATCCACTTCCCTTATTGAGAATCTGTATTGCTTGAATTCTACCGTTAGTAATGATTGGATTTAATTGAGCACCCTTACCTTCACTTACATCAACTAATGGTTTTGTATGAAGATTGAGTGTTTCAGAACCATATCCAGATCCAGTCTCATATAAGTACGCATCTACAATTTCACCAGTAATGACAGGTGTAATTGTAAATGTTCCACCTGTGGTATTTGCATATGAAACATTTATTTCAACTTCAACAGGCGGATATTGGAAAATTTGATATCCACCCTGTAAATTAAGAGCATCCGTTGTAAATCCAACTATATCAACAAATTTCTTCTTATCAATATTTTCAGTTATAGTTGCACCAATTCCAACATCAATAAGTTTAAATTTATTATCGTCAAGTTTATGTAAATGATATTGAGTATCACTAGAAAGACCAACAACACCAAGATCTGTAGTTGTGCTTACACCTGAGAATGTTGAGTATGTGTAGTTGATAATATCGCCAGTCTTAAATCCGTGATTTTTAAAACTAATAGTATTATATTCTGTGGATAATCCTACATTTTTAACTCTAAGTTTTCTATGTGTATATCCAGATCCTGATTCAAGAACCTTAATTTGTCTCAGATTTTTCTTTGAGACTGTCCTAAACTTATGGATACCAGCAGTTCCTGCAGGAACTGCAAGACCTAAAGTATTGATACCAGCAACTCCTGAGAGTGCCTCTCCTGCCGTTTTAAAGAGTTTTACGGAAGATGTGTTGATAACCCTTACAACATACTCATCACCGCTTACAAGTGCTCCTTCGACTGTCTGGTTGCCATCGTATGCAGGTCCAAGTGCAATAGGATCATTTCCATTCTGATTGTAGATAATTACATCACCATTAGTAAAGAAATGAGGTTCTCTGAATCTGATGATCTCATTAATTACATCAACACCACCACCAAGAGACAACGGTCTACTATCAAATTCCACTTCACGGAATCGAGCACCAACAACAGGTTGTAAAACAGCACCACTACCATTTCCACCTTTAAGTGATATTGACTCTACATTATCAATATCAAATGGTTGAGGATCTACAAATACTTGCTTAACAGAACCAATAATAGTGGGTTCTACTTTTGCACCAGATCCAGTTGCGTTAATAGTAGTAAGTACAATACCTGGTGGATTTAACACATCATAATCTTTACCACCATTCAATACATCAAATGATTCTAAAGGGCCATAATGAATAGAGTCTGTAGATTCTGGACTACTAATCTCAGTCCCATCAATAAGTGTGCCAATATTACCCAATCCTCTCTTATCATCTACGGGAAGAGATTGTGGTGGAGAAAGTGGGAACTTCCTTAAAATACTATTGGGCGAAAGTACTCTGTCTTCATGACGAGTAAGAGTAAAATTATGTGCTCCAGTTGTATTTGTATTAGGTCCAAATCTCACATAATCATTTCCAGTCATATCATCCTGGAGTAATGATAATGAGATGTATAATCTTATTTCACTATTAGTAATTTTCTTGACATAGTAGTAATCGCCAGATACTAAACCACTTAATTGATTATCAGCAGTATATTTAATTTGATCACCATCAATGAATTTAACATCTTGTGGAAACTTAATGGTAGAATAGTTTTTAAAGAAACTACTAAATCCGCCAAGATTATTTACTGTTCCATCTGGAATCGAAGATTCAACAATTTGATCTTGAATACTATATCCAGGTAAAGAGTTTGAAGCAACATATCCAAATGGACTCTTATCATCCGTGTATACGTTTAGAATGTTGGAAAGATACTTATTTCTACCATCTTTCAATTCAACGCCAGATGTATCTACCTTAACTAATAATCTTCTAATACTATATGTTAAATTTGGATTAGGAGCAAAATTAGTTAAACCTGAAAGGACAACCTCTTTGGTAGTATTATTGACCGAATCGACAATACCAATATTTTGAGTTGCACGATTATTACCATTACCTATCAATACTTCAACTGTATCACCTTTCTTAAGTTGAGACTTATCAATATTTGCCTTTAATGTAAAAGTTGCTCCATTGATTTCATCAATATAAAATCTTGTAGAGGTATTATAAATCCAAGAGTTTGCAAAAATTTCTTTATACGTTTTATCTTGAGTAGGATTGTTAATTATTTGTCCTACATTTTTTACAGTAATGACTTCATCTTCTTCCATTAAAGGAATATCATCAATTGCTTCAAAGTCCTTTAATACGCCAGTGATGCGGAAATGAACTGGTTTAGTAACATCACCATCTTCATATCCAAAAACTGTTTCATTAGATCTTATACCAGAAGTCTTATCAATTAATGTACCAATACCAACAGTAGTTGAGATTCCTGTACATCCAAAGAATTGATTGACACTCTTTGATGAATAATAAATTACATTATTATTTGCTACAATAAAACCAGTCTGTGCAAATCCAATAGTAGAATCTACAGTTATAATGGTATCTGTAGGAGATCTGTCTTCTAAAGATCTAGTAAATGGGGTAATATCAAATTTACCTTCAATTAAATCTCTATCATTATATCCAACAAACAAACCAAAGTTGTAGAAAGTTTCATTATCTCTAGTGAAGATCTCTACTTCAGAAACTGCAGCATTGGTTTCTAAATCGTTAGAACGATATACAGTCTGACCTTCTAACTTAAATGGATTTCCAGATAAAACTTCTGCTGCTACCTGTTCTCTTCTAATATATTCTGCAGAGGATGGTTTGATTAATCTATTCTCAAGATCAAGAACCTTTGCTTCAACCCCATAAAGAACTTTGAAAAGAATAATGACAGATTCTTCAATACCCTTTGATTGATAGAAACTTCTAGCGTGCTTGATGAAGTTACCAACATTCAATCCTTCTACAAAGGTTTCTTCTTCAAGACCTGGAGTAAAAGTTTTCTTTAATTTCTTATAAAATTCTTGTAAAAATAAGGCACTAAGATTTTGAATTGTCTCACCAGTCTCATGAGAATCTGCTTTAGTGTCTTCAAATATTACACTCTGACGGTTAACATTACTAAAATTACTTATAGTTGTATCATCATATCCAGTGATACCATTAAAACCTCTAATACATCCCGTAAAAGTGGTTTGAGTTTTTCCAGTGTATGTAATGATTTCATCGTTGATCTTCAGCAGACCATACTCATCAGGAAAACCTTTAGTTGATGTGACAGTTATAATGTCATCATCTGCATCAATTGTAGAACTTAGAGTTGTTTTACCAACAACAACTTCAGGAACAAGATTATCTAACTTGATGTACCTGTCAAGGTTATCAATCAGATCTATATTACCACCCTGAAATTCTTGAGAGATGTAATATTGTTTAAAAAACTCAACAGCCTTTGGAAAATCAACAACTAAAAATTCAGGGAGTTGACTCTCAATAATTTTATTGAGTTGAACTCTCTTCTCAAATTGCGACATATTTTATTTCCTCTCTAAGGATCCGTTTGAATAACTTGAAGTATAATAATCTCTAGTAAACGAGACGCCAGAAATATCTTCGCCAGATGCGATGACATCTTTAACCATATTTATCTGACTATTAGAGATGTCTAATGTCAGATATAGATCTTTAAGACCAATAACATCATTGGATTCTGGAAACGCTTGAACCTCAATAATATCATTAGGTTCAACTGTAGAAACGATATTAATCGTATTCAGAATTACTTCACCTTTTTCATAATCAACTACACCTGCATCTTTCACAACAATAGTATTTGCATTATTTTCACCAGGTTTAACTACTGAAATAACTCCAGTTCTAGTATCGGTAGGAACGTCTGTTAGATATACTAATTGAGATTCTCCAGCAATTCTAAATCCCGTTGATTTAATATTCAGACCATTGGGACTTACATGAAACTTATTACCAAAACATAATTCATATTGTGCAAACTGGTTCTTCAGAACCTTTATATCTCTTCTAATTCTAATTCTAGTAATATTAGAAGTGATTGAATTATCAACACGATCAATTAATTGAAGAACTTTACTATACTTAAATCGCCCACCAAAGCGATTCATATCAACATCCTTAGAATAATTAGTAAGTGCTGATGTAATATTAGTTTTCAGATTATCAATACTAGCAGTCTGTGATAGATTGTAGTAGATATTACTATCAAGTTCAACATAAAGAACTTTTAGATCAATAATTGATTGTCTAATACCTGCAATTGAATAAGATTTAAGTTTATTCAGGATCTGCTGCTTATCAAAGTCTGAGACGTATGTACCATTCTTAGGTTTAATACTAATCTGAACAGTACCAAATCTAGGAGGTGATAACTCTTCTCCACCAACAACTGCAACTGATTCAGTACTAGGATAAATGGACTGAATGATTGCTTCATAGTCTCTTGATGTAACTGCTCTATACTGTGCTGAATAGAGTCTAGGAGCAAAGTACTTAACTGACTTAACATCCTCCACTTCACCACCGTTAGACGCCTTCTGGACGGTGTTAACAGCGACTGATGCAGTAGGAATAACTCTGATGTTCTTGTCATCAGTGAAATTGCCTTGAAAATCAAATAATGCAGGTCCATTACCTGCCGAACCATCAGTAACAATGTACCTAACAGTAACAATATTGCCTGTTTCTAATTCTTTTCCAAAATAACCGTCACCAAACATGATTTCATAACGATTTTCCTGAACTTCTTGCATCAAGAAGACTTCAGAATACTTATCAATGTTTAAAATATTATCAATATGCTTAAATTCTCTACCAAGACCAGTATCATTGACACCAGAGACATAAACTCTGACTGTAGAGGTGTCAATATTGGGATTATCTAGAATATAACGCTGATCTATTGAAGTATCAACGCTAAATTGACGTGTCAGGTATGATCCCTGGAAGACTGTAATGGGATTTTCATCATCTCCGAACACTGCTTTGTTGTTTTTAACTGCAGCAGTGATTCTTTCAGGAACTGAGAAGCGATACGATGTATTATCTGCTGCACCAACACACACTAGACCAGGTTCTAAGGTCAATATAGAGCTTGATGTGTCAGTTGGTACCTCAAATTTGATCTGTGCTCTTGCAGAGGTCCTAGAACGGGGTATATAACCAATGTTTCTTGCAAGTGATACCACATTTTCACGGACTGTAGCACTATCCAGGAAGGATTCATTGACTACAAGGTTCGCATTAAAGGCATTAATGTAAGTATTATAAGCAAGAGTATCAATTAAGACCGAAAAATTAGATCCTTCAAAGTCAAAGTCCGTAAAATTAGAGTTACCACGGAGATATTCTCTAATCTGAACCTTAATTTGATCGAAATCTAAGTTAGTAAACTGTGTATAAGGCATTTTTTATCGCGTTGCCTCCAATATGAAGGAGAAGGCTTGTATTGGCAGGTCTAACCCAACGACTGTGAAGTGTACTTTCACATTAAAAGAGTTCAGATCAGGTTGAGGATCAACTTGAATCCTTAAATCATCAATCCTACGCTCATAAAAGCGTATTGTATTGCGTATTTGATCCTCAATAATCCTAGCAGTACCGTGATCAACAAACTCAAATAGACTTTTGCGGATGTCTGTACCTAATGTCGAATTAAAAAAGCGTTCAGTAGGTATCGTTTCTACTAAATTACGTACTGATCTAATGATCGCACGTTCATTAGTAAGCACAGGAACGTCCTTCGTCACTGGATGTGGATCGAAGGCAAAACTAATATCCTTAAATGCTCTAGAAACCCGCTGAACTGCCATTTAAATGGGTAAATTTTCCTGAATATATTTATACCCTTACTCTTGATTTTGTTCTTCTTCCTTTATCTCCTCAGAATCTTCTTCTTTTTGTGGCATTGACCAGTAATCTGTAATAAGACTTTTAGTACCAAATTCTTGATACATATAATCTTTATCTCTATCGACAGGTGAATTACCCATTGGACTCCTGTTGTACTCCTGGTTATATAAAACAGAACTTTTTAAGGGGTTCCTATCCCTTACTCATATTTATTTACGAGTAAAAAAAGGGGTCACCCCCTTAGCGACCCTGACCACGATATTTCTTTTTAGCATTATTGCGAGAAGTCGCGGCGTACTTTGTATTTTTTCCGTATCCTTGACGAGTCGTCTTCGGCTTGGATTCAACGAATGTTCCACCAGAAAGACCAGTTTTAGCGCGTGCCATAATTACTCAGTTGTAGTGATAGTAGTTTCAATTTCCGAGGGGTTCGGAGACCCAGAAGAGTAGAAGTCCTCTGCTAGGTCTGCTAGTTTATCAAAGTATTCCTCTTGCGTCAAGTTCTCTGCAAGTACTTTTCCGTCATGAGTGAGTGTATATAACTCCTGAGCCATCTCAGATCACCCTTGTCTTCTCGTGACCAACTCTGATACGTGGATCACACCAGATCTCAAAACCTGCTGCGATTGCATCCAGACAGAATGATACATCCTCTCCACACATATCTTGTACTTCACCAGATTCAAAGACCTGCATCTTAGGTGCAAACCATGGATACTTAATCTCCTCGTGCTCAAAGACTCCATTCTTGATCAGTAACCATCCAAATCCTGCATAGTCTACAGTGAACGGTTTCTTACGCTTAGCAATACTCTCAAGTGTCTCATGATTCATAACGCCACCATTAGAACGGAAATCATCTTCTTCCATCCAATGTGCAACACTAGTTGTCTGTCCATCTTCAGTACAATACCATCCACTTGCAATATCTTGATCCATCAATACTAACTGATAGAACTTCTCTGTGTTAAACACAATATCACTATCAATCCATAACTGATAATCATACTGTAACTTACCATCCCATGGTTTCTGATCAGGTCCACGTAATACATTAGCACCAAGACACTTACATCGTGCAAAGTTCACCATGGAACTATAGTCTTGACTAATCTGAATACTTGCTCCGTTCTGTACTAGATCAAAACACAATTGTACAAAGTTCTTTAGGTATGTGTATGATACTCCTCTACCAGGTAAACAGAATACAACGGTCTTTCCCTTGACCATCTCTCTTGCCTTGGTGTAATCCCACTCAGCAGGTCTAGGAGTTGCTACGGGCGTTTTTGCTTTTACTGTAAATCCTTTTGCCATAATTAGGTCAAATTAAAATGTGAATGCATTCAAGTGTAATTATACTCCATTACATGGAGCACGTCAATCTTTGAGTTCGGTTATCAGTATAGAATCTCCATCAACCTCTAAATTTAACTGCGTACCTTCATACCACCCAAATTCAGAGATGATCCACTCTGGTATCTTAGCAACGTATTCACCTGTTACGGGATCGACCTCTACAGTCGAAAAATTTTCACCGGAATTTTTTTGCATATAAGTTATACGGTTTTCCATTTCTTGGATTATATAGAAAAGTGTTGAGTTCTATAGAGAGGTCGCAAAAGCAAGACTTTATAGCTTAATGGTACCTTAGCGTTTTATATACGGGGGGACGCCACACGCGCCACGGCGCAACGCCCCCACCGACGGGGGCACTGCCTACCACGCACCAACGCTGCTGGCAACCCCTACGGGTCAGCGGCAACCCTGGAAGCGATCACCACCAAGCGACTGCAAAGAGAACAGAAGACCGTTCGCGTAGTCGTGCAATCCTTTTGCGTCCTTAACGGAAGAATCCAAGAATTTGCAGGAGTTCACCGCAAGGCGGACAGCATAATCAGAATGGCGTTCGGAGGTGGCACGGAACTCACGAAGGCATTCGCGTTCGTCGGCACCGTTGCGGATATAAGCAGCAGCGAGCGCGTCGTATTCCTCAGCGGTCCATTTGGTAGCAGCAGCACAGCGGGGGTTCATCGCTGCTTTGACCTGCTGCTCTACGGACTCCAAAACCTTACGACCCTTTTTAAACTGCAAGCGGTCCTCACGGTCCAGGTTCACCAGACCGAATCCATCAACGTAGTTCCGCATTTCTTCGTAGAACGCGACAGCAGCAGAATCGGAAGCGGAGAGGTTGAGAGCGGTCATCGGTTTCGTTGTTTGATCTTTAAGTACAATACACGGAAACGGGGACTATCCGATGAAAAGTGGACAGTCCCCCAACTGGTTAAAAGTT